AAATTTCTTCGCCCTGATCTTTGATTTCAGGGGCGCTCTCGTAATTCGCGTAGAGAATCATGGCCCGACCTAAAATGATGTCGTGAAATTCCTCTGGAATCGCAGAGACATCGGCGCTGGCCGCCAGTAAGGTGGGCCTGACATAGTAATCCGCTCCTATCGTGTACACATCGTCGGGGATCGGTTCAAACTGCAGATCCCCATCAGGCATGATGATGACGCGATCAGGAACGCCTGTGGTTGTATCGAGAATGTCACGCTTGATAGCGTCGTACTCGACCGCTCGGATCGGGTACTTCTCGGTTTCACCGGGATAGATAATCGTGAACGTCTTTTCGTCCCAATATCTGAGTCCGGTGGGTTTTGAAAGGGTCGCCACACTTGCGGTCGTGGCGAATGAGAAGACGTTACGCAGGAACTTCCAGTTCACGTACTTCAACTGAATCAGGTTGTCGGCGCGCCTGATCCAATTTGCCAGGCGTTCCGCTTCACCACTCAGGCCAGTGACGGCCTGCGGTTTGACGCCGGCAGCGCCGACGCCAACGTGAAGATCCTGAACCAGTTGAAGGTAGGTACTCATGTGGCATTTTCCTCGGCCTTACGGGCCGCAGCGTCTTCCTTCAGAGCGCCAGCAATAGCGTCCGGTGCTTCTGGTTCACGGAAGTCTTTGAGCGGGTCGTCGCCCTTCTTCTTGGTCTTCTGGGCAATCTTTGCTCGAGCGCGCTCGCGCGCATCGGCTGCAGGTTTCTTTGGAGCCGGCTTGTCTTCGTCTTCCGGTCTTACGCCGATATTGGCTACAAACTTTTTGCCGGCGCTGAACTTTGCACCGGCCTGTTCATAGTAAACACCGTTCATGCCGCGCTTTTTGACATAGGGTTTGTCGGGGTCAAACTGCTTCATTTCGGTTTCTTCCTTTTGGCTTTGCGCTTTTCTTCCATGCGCTGCTGACGCGGTGATTGTGCTTTCTGGGCCTTGCCTCGCTTCTGTTCGTTCTCCTTGATCCAGTCGTCTAGCTTGATCCAGCGAAAGCCTTTAGGACCGCCTCGAACGCGAACTTTTTTATTTGGGTTTGCCACGTTCCTTTTCGATTTCCTTGTCGTAGTCTTCTTTCGACATCGTGCGCGTCCCGCCGACTGACGTACCGCGGCGCGTAACGACCATTTCAGGAACATGGGCAGCTTCGGACACAACCTCTTTGCCGGGCTTTTCTTTCGCTACTGGTGCTTCTTCAACTACAACTTCTTCGGCCGGGGCCGCCACAACTTTCTTTTTGGCTTTCTTCTTTGCCATTACAGTCTCCTGTGTGGATACATCGGCCCGGTCAAGCATTCGGGCGCTGGTGTGGTCATTTCCCGAGGATTCTCGACGTAATCCTGCGAAGTATTCTCATACAGCGTATCGATCGGCTTCTTGCCAGAGCAGCCGTCTTTCATGCAGGCGTTTGCCTTGAAACGGCCTTCGAAGCCCATCACGTTGTCAGCGTCGATCATTTCGGGATGGATCAACGCATCTTCATTCGTCATGAGAGTGATTTTCGGTTTCATACCCTTCTCTCCGGTTAAAGTGAGGCGGGGCCGAAGCCCCGCCTCTGCCTGGCTTACTCGCCGCCGAGATCGAACGAATGCCCTTTCTCGGACACCTTGTACGACGCTTTCTTGTCGATGCAGGCGCGCGGGTTCCCCGACACGGAAGTCTCGTTATTCATCTTGAAATCCGAAGACATTTCCGAATCGAAGTCCTTACGCGCATTGAGTCCGTACTCGACACCGGTGCTTTCGTCGCTCATGTACGAGCCACGTACAGTTGAGGACTTATGCTCCGGTGCTTTGTACTCACCACCGTACTTTGCCATGTCAACCTCCTTTGGCTCAGAACCAGTCGATTGTGACGTAGACCAACCCCGCGCCGGCCGTTGAGCCGCCGGCATTGCCGATCTCGATAACGGTATCGGCAGGGAGTTCCACATCATTTACACCGGCAACCGCAGGAGCGCCAGCAGCAGCCAACTCAGCGGCCGTCATTGCGCCCCCGGTGTTGATCGCTGCGATCGGCACTGCGCAACTGGCAGGAGCAACGGCAGCATTTGCACCAACGGTGATGCTGCTCGCTGCGACCGTTACGCCGGTCGTCAGTATGTACTCGATACCCCGAACTCGACCGACCTTACCAGCCGGGCCTTGAATGCGAGCATCCACATTCGCAGCGCCGGTAAAGTCAGCGGTGATCGGACCATAGGTGCGGCTGAGTTTGCCGCCGTCATAAAATTGACCGCTCATTTCAGCCTCCCTTACTCAGTCGAGTCCCATTTGAGGATGCGAGCCTGAGTCGCATCGGTGTGAACGATGCCATAGCCCAGAAGCGCGTACCAGGCGACACCCCGCGACCGGCCGTAGTCGGTCGGGATCTTGCCCCGGATTTCCTCTTGGATTGAAAAGGCCTCAACAACAGTGTCGCTTCCGAAGAAGAAGATACCGTCAGAATTGGCCCAACCTTCCGCTGCGATGTTGGTCTGTTCGCAATAGCGAATTCCCTCGTAGCGGCCCTTCTCACCGTTCATGATGACATGCCAGCCCTCACTCACGTACTGGTGGATCGATTCGAGATCGTCCTTGAAAGCACGGAGAGTGGTGGGGCGAGCGATCGCCATGTAGTGAGTTCCGTCGAACGTCGGAATGTCACGCTCGGCCATTTCGTCTGCGATCAGTTTCGCATGCGTGTTGTTGAACTCGCCGACCGGCGCGCCCGAAGGCGTACCATTGGTCGTTACCGAAATGGTCGTTGCGCTGTCACCCACCACACGGAGCGGCGTAAGCTCGAACTGAGCATTGGCCGCGGCATCGAGTGCCTTCCGCGCGTCGTTCTTGAGAACCTTGTGGATGATTTCGGTTACTGGATGCTCCGACAGATCATCCAGCTTTTTGCTGAACGGCACCGAGTTGCCGTATTCCGTCACCGTCAAACTTGACTGCGTGATGGTGAAGTTGGTTTCCGGCATGATGTCGGTTTCGTTCAGCGTACCGCCCTGCGTGGCTACGTCCGAGTACACATTCCAATTGAACGTGTCACCCTTGCCTTTTCCGAACGCTTCGCGAGCGTCACAGAATTGGCGAAAACGAACCATCGGCTGCAGAGCAGTCCTGAGCTTGCGGCTCAGGTTGGGCGACCACATATAGCCACCCAAAGAGTTTGTCTGCCATACTTGTCCGGCCATGACGTTTCTCTCCTGTTCCTAGTCGTAAAGTTTACGGCTAGTAAGGCTGCCCCCTTGCTTTTTTCAATTCAGCAAACGCCTGCTGCGGCGACTGTTCTTCGGCACCGGAATCATCTGGTTCCGAATACACGGCCGCCCCGGCCTGCGTAGGCATTCTCACTAGCCCCGCTTTCCTTTCCTGACGAGTTTGGGTGGTTGTGTCGCTGACGAGAGAGTTTTGATTAGGCCGTGGCTTCGGAGTCGGGTTATCCCCGGTATCTTCGGCATCACCGCGCAAACCTTTCACCCAGTCGCGAGTACGTTTTCCTGCTTCGTCCATGATTTGAGCGATATTCCAATCTGGATGTTCTCGCTCAACTTGATCGGTCATGTCGTCTGCCATTTTGTAGAGGAACCTGTCTTCCATGATGTCAGGGTAATCACCTTTGAACTTTTCATAAGCCTTGGTCATATCCTTCTTTCGAGACTGTTCCGTCAGTACGCCAGTGGCAATCGACGCGGCCTGTCGGGCAATCGCATTGGCATCGATCTGCTGCGTAGGCTTCACTTTCGAAGCCGCGCTATCGCGAATCTTGACCAGTGTTTTTGCCAGTTTTTTCGCGGCATCTTCCTCGGTTCCCGAGAATGCCGTTTCGAAGATCTCGACTGCTTCTTTTTCGAGTTCTTCATCCGTCAGATCCGGCTTCGCGGGTACTGACGGCTGAGACTGTAGGACTTTCATTCGAGCCGCCAGCGCAGCCTCACCGGCCGACAGCTTGTTTGCCCGTTCTGCGAGCGTTTTCTCGGCTTGAGCGGCGTTCTGCATACGGACTTCCGCAGCGACACCGATCTGCACCTGGCGCTTGGCATCGGCGAGTGGGATGAGGCGATCCTCACCGTTCACCTTTGCCTTGACCATCGGCGCACCGTTTTGCATCACAATGAAATCGGCTTCGGCGGCGATGGAGTCTGCCCTCTCGTCCGCTTCTCTAGCCGCCGCCCTGAAGGCATCTGCGACGGATGTCAATGAGTCCGCTCGTTGGATGTACACCCTAGCTTCCCCTTCGGCTCGTAGCCTTGCGTCACGCTGGTGAATGTATAGCAGCCCCCCGCTGATGGCAAGCAGCCACCCAACTAGCTGCCAGTTACGGATTAGGATTGACATGGTACTCCGGGGTGAAGGGGAGCATTGCGGTGTTCGGTGCCTTGTCCATGATTGTCAGGGCGTGGCCCCATGCGGCTGGCGACAGCGCACTATCCTGATACAGCAAGGCGTACTTCGCGAACTGCTGCTTGCGCCCCTCTGGCGTGGCGTAGGCTAGATGCAACAGAGAGTAGCGGTCCTCCATCACCTGAAGCGGCTGTATCTTCGCGCTGTCTGGGATGTGCCCTGAGTGCCACGCCTTTTTGGGGAGCTTGTGGCTGTTGGGTCCCGGATTGCGTACAGCCCATATACGTGGCCTTGTGTGTGCGTCCCACCACACATCGTCCCGGTACTCCCACTCACCCCACATATCGTAATACTTGAATGCAAAGGAGTTTGAGTTCTCCTCAAACGCTTCCTTCGGGTTAGATGCCGGATACATATCGGCATCCAACCACAGCAGGATGTCGTGCTTGGATTGCGTTGCGATGTCCCAGAGAAACTGGCGGATGTCGTGTTCCGCACCCATCATGGGCGCTGAGTGGTTGTCGTACACCCGGCACTTCTGTGCAATCATGTACTCCCGTGAGCCGTCCGTCGAACGGTCATCCACAACAAGGATGTCGTCCGCAAACTCTTGCCAGATTGGAACGACTTGTTGCAGGTATCTGCCCATTTCGTTTCGACAGAGCGTACAAACCAGAATGCTCATTCTTTAATGCCAAATCTTTTTTGAAACCAAGTGTACCGGGAGCCACGCCATCACAAGCAACCCAACAACCCAGTTGATTTGTAGCATCACCTGTAGCGCCAGCCATACGCCGACGGTCCACCTGATTGCAGGGACCGGGATCATCCAAACGTGTTCGCTGTAGGTGTTGCCCCACTTATTCGACATCGCCGCGCTACCCTCCAGTAGCACAAAGGCAGACGCAAGCAGGAATGTTAGGATTGAGTTAGCAAGGAATGCGTTCGCGAGCACGGCGGCTGAGAACACGATCCACGCTTTGGTTATAGCTGGCATTACCACACCCTCTCTGAGTGGCGGGGAGTGTCCCCTCCCTGCGGTGGCTGTGTTAGTGGCATCATGCGCTTCTTTTGCCCACCGCACTCGCAGGAACGGTCACCCCCAAAGTCCATGGGCTCAAAGACATCCCTCTCCACGGTTTTGCAGTCGGGGCAAATGAGGTCGTATCTAGGCATTGATCGATGGGTATTTAAGTTCGCTGATCTTGATCACGCTGCGCTTTGGAATGGTTGTCACGGATCGGTTGAATCGGTGTCCATCCGACACAAGCTCCTCTCCGGCCACCGTAATGTAGTCCTTGGTGGACTCCAGCACGAACCCTACCGTGCAAGCGTTGTAAACTGGTGGGCTTTCATCGTCTAGGCTGAAGGATGCGTCCTCCCAGAACACCATGACCAGCATCTTAATCCACCTCAAGTT